TATCCATTCCTTTCCATTTAGCAACCGTATCAATCATTTGATCAATACCTTTCTTTTGAACTTCGGTTAGTTCTTTATATTTGTTATTCATGCTTCTATCCTTAATGCGGTTTCGTTTAGATATATAACTAATTCACCTCCATCTCTGATTCTGTCTAGTTGTTCTTTTGTTAAAGGTATTGACTCTGCAAAATCATCACCGCTAACTCTGTGTGTTTTTTCCCAAAGAGTGGCTTTATTAGCTTCTGTTGGCTTGTATCCAACAGCATACGAGACGAGAGAAGAATCTCTCTTAAAGGAACTCATAATGTAAATACCTTCGTCTTTAACAAGCCAGAAACTTTTTTCAGAACTGTAAGCATCTTGATAAGGAATTTTAAACTTCTTATGTACGAGTGTTTCTCTTGCTAATCGTCTGGTCGTCGCATTAGAGCGAAAGGTAAGTTTATGGAAATTCTCTTCTTTTTTACTAGCTGCTATTTTCTTTTGAAGTTTGTCTAGCTTAGCCATTGTTTCTTTGACGCCAGTAGATGTTTTCCATACTGAGTCTTCTTGGGCTCGACGTTGACCTTCTAAGAAAGCTTCAACGTCGTTCTTGTTTTTTGTTGTTTGCATGATGAGTTTGTTTAGATAGGTGTTTGATTCGTTGAAGAGGGACGGCAGCGCACTGAGGAATTATGGAATTCCCAAGGGCCTTTAGACGAGATATCCGATTGGATAGCCCATCATCTCCTCTACAAAGTGTGGGTTGAGATACGTACTCTCTCCAGAACGGGTCAAGGCGTCTGGAAGCTGGCGGGGTCGGCCACCTGAGCGATCCTGGAAACCTTGGCCTGTCCTCCCCTTGTAATCTCTGGCGCATGGTGTCGGCAATTGATTGCCCAGAACTACTACAGATCCTGGAAGTCTCCTCTTCTCGTGGGCTTTCTGGTAGTTCATGTTTGGTCCGCAATCCTTGTGATCCCGAGCTGTCGGAGTAGGAAGGCTGGGGTATTTCTTGGTCGGAATCCCCAATTCCTTGAAGACTCCCTCCTTTAAATTGTCCCCGTAACCGTGGTTGGTACTCCCCGGTTCCTGTGCTCTTGGTGTCGGTAGTTTTGGATTCCGAAGCTCGTCGAACAGTTTCACCGCTTCTGGATTGACTGCTTCTCTGAGATTGGCAAGTTTGGTTCTCCCTGGTCTTGTCTTGGTTACTTGCTTCCTCATTGATTCGACACTCCTCTGAGGAAGAGAGTCCATCGTGTTTGGGGTAGGCAATGATCCATATGCGTTTTCTTTCGTGACAGGCTCCCAAATCTCGACCGCTAACAATTGACCATTCAGCATTGTACCCATGCTTGGCAATTTGAAAGAGGACTTCTTGGAACGTTTGCCCGTCTTGGTGAGAGAGGAGATTTCTAACGTTTTCAAGTAAGACGAACTTAGGTCGAATCTCCCCAACCAAACGCATGACTTCGTAGAAAAGACCGCTGCGAGTTCCTTCTCCAATTCCTCGTTGTTGGCCCGCAACGGATAAATCCTGGCAAGGAAATCCGGCTGTGAGAACGTCGTATTCGCCTCGTTCGGCGTGGAATGTAGTGATGTCATTGTGGATTGGTACTTTAGGGAAGTTCTTCTTGAGAACTGACTGGCAATAGGGGTCGATTTCAATAAAACGTTTTGTCTTATATCCACCGACTAACTTCTCTGCGGCGTACGAGAATCCTCCTATACCAGCAAAAGCATCCAGTAGTTTAAGAGTCAAGCAACTTGTCCCATAGCTTGCCGTAATTTAATAGAACTGACTTCTGTTCGCCAGTTAGTATTTTTTCTTGATCAAAGTTGTCTTTCGGATTAGCGAGGATGTCTCCTGCATCACCAAATTGAATTCTTTGATTGTCGCAGTAATTTCTCAGTAGATCTATTAAACATTTTTGCATGCACCATTCTTCATATTCAACTTTGTCAAATGGAACTTTAAAAGCATAATTAATCTTGCGATACATTTTTCCACCAGTGTTATAAATCTGTTCTGTTTCTTCTTTTTCTAGGATTTCAACAGGGGAATTGTTTATGAATTCATCAAACTCTTCTGTTGTGGGAGTTTTTTGGTGGGTGAATTTAGTCGACATGATCGTCGGTCTCCTCGATAGTGTGAATGTTGTAGCCAGTGTTTTCTTCCATCTCAAGTTCATCGTCTTGAGTCATTTGCCAGTCCAGACCTGCTGATCTAGACATGGATTCAGCTTCGATGCGGTCGAAAGCTTCGACTGTCGTGGTATAAGAGATTGTCTTGGAAGCAGTCAATCTCCACGTTTTAAGTTCGTTCATTTCAGTCATGTAGTTCTTCTAAGGGAATAGTGTCTGAAACTTTCTCGAGAACTTCAAAGATCTCGTCTATTTCTTTAACGAGTTCTTCATCGTCATTGCCTTGCATGTATCCTTCCATTACGTAGAGTGATGTGGATATTTGGTCAGCAGTAAGAAGTACGGGATACTTGTCAGTCATGGGAATCAGCTTCAGCTTCGAAGCGGCTTTGAGCTTCCTTGGAACATTGCTCCTTGGAATACTCAGGGTGCTCTTCCTTTACCTCGTAGTAGTGGTAGGAGAGTCTCTCTTGGTTTTGATCGTTACTCATCATGTGTACGATGCAGCGTCGTGTTCAGAGTTGTAAGATTCATCTCCGTCAGGATCCTCGATACTATCTATACCGAGACAGTTGCTGGTTGAATCAACACGGTCGAGATCTTCGAACTCTGACTCATGCATTTCTTCAACATCTTCAATACTGTCAGCCTTAACATGAACGGTGTAGGTGGTCTTCTCTGAAAGAGTGACGTGAAAGGTTGGCATTAGTTTTCCTCCTTTTGAGTGGTTACATTCTCAATTAGTTGATCCCATAGCTCTTCGTCATGTCTATCAACTTCTTCTTTCAACTCAATATCTGATAACGAGTCAACATAATTTGTCATATATTCATGTGCGTATTGTTCCAACACTTTGAAATCCATACCATCAATAACTAACACACAATATTGTGAAATTAGTTCATCTTTTTGTTTATTAGTGAGATCAATCATTTGCATTTAATCCCCAAGATGGTAAGAATTTCGTCATAGACTTGTTTACCTGATGAGCTCATGCGGTCATAATCCCATCCCAAGTCACAGATCTTTTCGATGATTTGCTCAAATTGTTTTTGAGTAATTTTTTTAGTAATGGTTTCAGTGGTCATGTTCGTAAGTGTCGTGAGGTCCATCCAATTCTTGCTTCAGCTCATTGAGCAGAATTCCTTTAGTAAATGGACAGTTTGGAGTGGGGTCAAGGATGCCAGTCATTCTTGCTGATAAAGCATGTAGAATTTCTTGTTCTGTAGGAAAATCTTCGTTGTCTGTATCGACTGAAAATCCTAACCAGAAGGCATGATTGAATTTTTTAGTGAATTTAGTCATCTGTAAAAGTGCATTGGATCTTGTACCTGTCTAAATCGTCGTGGGCTTTTTCTAAAACCCATCCATAATCTTCCATCAATTCATCGGGAGGAATTTGATCGTAATTAGAACAGATGGAGTCATCGCCCATGTACTGTAAAATTTCACATCGATGAATGATTTTGTCTCTAGTTTTTGAATCCATTAGAAGCCCCTCCCTGTTTGTGGATAACCACTTTCTCTTTTCTTTTCAAGAAATTTAGTGACATAAGTAATAGTTTCAGAAATAGTATCTAAGGTTGCAATTATCTTGGATTTCCCTGTGTATGGATTATCTAATTGAATATGAAATTGATTCACATTGCACGTCATTAAATCATTTGTGAAACTATTTGGAATGAAAATAATAATCACTTTATTTGAACCATATTCATAGCCAACAGAGGCACATAAATTATTGCTCCAACTGTAATCAGACCAGTCAGATCCTAATGTCTTAACAAGTTCATCTAGATAAGGTTGAGCAATGGTTGGGTTATGGTGTTTATTCATGATCCCTCCGCAGTTTGAATAGCCGCAATTTGAATAGCTAAGTCAGCAGCAAATTGTTCTGCTTCTGACACTCTTCTGAATTGAGTAGTGAGTTCCTCTAGCGTTTCGTAGAGGGTATATTCTTGGCAGGGGTCGATGTTGCCCCAAACGAACTTTTCAACGCCAGCAAGGAAATCGCTGACGGTTACGTTCGCTGAATAATCGTTAGTGCAACCTTCCATAATTACTTAGTAGCGAATTGAGAATCTTTAATTTGATCCATGATTTCTTCCAGAGATTGAACAAACTCTGGGTGAATTATGTGATCAGGTAGGAAAGCATAATTCCTAATCAAAGTCATAAGGTGAACTGTTTGCTTGCTTTCTAAATCGAGTTTGACTGGTTTCATTGTTTTAATGATCAATAAGGGCAAAGTTAAGATCTTGTTCACCGAAGGCGAGTGAGTCATTCACATCAACTGGTAAACCTAATTTGTCTGCTTCTGCTTGGTCTTTGACGACTCGAGCAGAGCGTGGAAAATCTGTGGAGTTAATCATATAGTCAAAGCGACCACCCCAACTAGCGTTGAGCCTGAAATTGTCAGGTAATTTGACATCTTTAAAGAGAGGAAGATTTTTCGTATAGGCGTAGTGGATCAAGTTGGATAATTCTTTAGCAAGAATAAAAACTGCATCTCTGTATTTAGGGAGGTAGAAATCTCCCGAGACATGCCATCTAAATAGATTGGCTTTCTTGAGCAGGCTTTTGTAATTGCACTCAAGGGAGAGAAGCATCAGGTCGACTATCTCATGGGTAGTGAGTCCGTCGATGATTGCTTTGTTGTGAGCACGAGCTTTACGAGTGTTGGCATAGACCACCTCGCCTTTACCTGCGTAGCAGATGTATTCGTTTTTGTCTCCTTTGACAAGCTTGACCTTGCCGTCTGAATCAACGACAGCCATTGCCCAGCACTTATCAGCACCAGGACAGCTTTTACCAGCTGGAAGACTGAAATTAATAACATAAAGACCTTGCTGTTGAAGAGTCTTTTTAAATTTCATATTGGGTGGGCTGAATTTAAGAAACCCCGGCCCGAGCAATTTCATATTTTTGCACGGTTGATAAAGGACACCACAAAAATTCTCTACAGTAGAGTTGACGATTTAGTTGTTATGACAGAAGCACCAACAACAGGCACTGCTACTAAAGATGACAAGGCTAAAAAGCCTAAAGGTCCTCTCGGTAAATTGCGTGAAGCAATAGACGATCAAGAGGAACAAGTAGCCATATTGGGTACATTTGTCAGACTTGGGGTAGTCGTATGGGCCGGATTCATCATTTCTTTGAACTACTTGACTATCCCAGGACTAGGTAAGCAAGAACCTCGCGATATAACTTTCGTCGCCAGTATTTTTACCGGAGCTCTAGCTTCCTTCGGCTTGGATACAGCTAAAAAGAGAGGTGATGGAACTTATAAAGCTAATGGAGATGATAAGC